AAGTATTAATTGGTCATCAGTTAATGCTTGGATAGACCCAGATACATACAAATATAATAGAGAACAAGAATATCCATCAATTCAAGAACAGTTAGATATGCAATACTGGGATAAGGTTAATGGAACAACAAATTGGCAAGACGCAATAGCTAAAGTTAAATCAGATAACCCAAAGGTAGATAGTTAATGGCAATAATAACTTTAAATAATAATTCTTTATCTAGTGTAACAGCATTACCTGCTGGTGTAGGTGGTAAGGTTTTGCAAACTGTTACTAGCACAAATAATCAACAAATATCTACAACTTCAACATCTTTCGTTGCAACAAATTTAAAAGCTACAATCACTCCAACCTCAACTTCAAATAAAATTATTATACTTGTAAGTGGAACTGTGTATAACAATACAGTTGAAAAAAATACTTTAGTGACAGTATATAGAGGTGGTGTTTCATCTGGAACAAATCTTGGTTCAGGTGGAAGTTTTAGTTCACTTTCAAGAGTTTATAGTGCTGGTGGAGAAATTGTAGTTCCTACTGCTGTTACATTTGAAGATAATCCATCTACTACATCAGCTACACTTTTTGAAGTAGCAATAAAAATAGACCCAAGTGGTACAGGATATTTTGGTATTAATAATGAAAAAACATCAATAGTTTTAATGGAGATAGCTGGATAATGATTATAGAAGCAATATTAAAAATAAATCCTAACGCAGAAGTATCTGTAAGTGGTAATGATATTAATACAGTTCAATGGCACAATGGAACAACACCTATTTCTAAAGCTGACATACAAGCACAATTACCTATTGTAGAATTTGATATGGCTATGGAAGATTTAAGAGCCAAAAGAAATAAACTATTAGCAGATACAGATTACCTTGCGTTATCTGATAATACTATGAGTGCAGAGATGACAACTTACAGACAATCTTTAAGAGATATAACAAATGGTTTAACTACTGTTGCTGATGTTGAAGCTGTAGTTTTTCCTACTAAACCAGCTTCTTAATCCAATTACCTTTATCATCTAAGATCATAGGCATTAGTCTTGGAATACCATCTATAATCATTCCACAACCTATTATAAATCTAGTTTTAAAGTTTTTAGCATAAGCAAATGCCATTGATTTTTGATTAATAAGACAACCAACATTCATACCAAAGAATATATTATCTGGATTAGCCCAATAAGAGATAAGAAACTTAGTATGATAGTGGCCTTGTACACAACTCATACCCATTGTTTGAGATACTTTTAATACATCTGCTGATCTACCATGAGTAAAAAAACATCTTGAACCATTAGATAATGTTAAAGTTAAATCATCAATCCATTCCCATTTTTTAGTACCAAGAAAATCACCATAATCTTTTAGAAATTCTTTTGACATACCAAATTTTAATGCACGTCTATAAACAAGACTAGAATGGTTACTATCTACTTCTACCATTTTAGGAAATATATCTTCTAATTCTTTAATGTATTTTTTAGCTTCTTTTAATTCATGCCCTGCGCTAAATAAATCTGGATTATGTTCATGCATAGAGATAGCATGAAAATCTAACAGATCACCTATATTAACAATCATGTCTGGTTTATATTCTTTTTTTATTTCTCTTAAAAATTCTATGCTATCCTTGTGATGATAAGGAACGTGCATATCACTAATCACTAATATTCTTTTGTTCATATAACTCCGCAGGAGAACCATCTATATGTTCTTCTAATTGTTTAAGTTGTTCTTTGGGATCAATATATTTAACAGTTCCATTTTCAATGTGAACATTATTAATTATTTCAGTAGGTTCATTTTTACCGTAATTAATAATTACATCTTCTATGATTAACATAACTAAACTTATAGTTTAATTTTTAATATTTGCAACTTCTCATTGTTGAGGAAAGTTCGTTAGCACGTTCTGGAGTTTGTTCGGCCCAGACACTATCAAGCATTTCATCTGCGGCTGTATCCCAATCTTCTTCTTTTACAGCTTTTAAAGTGTTTTTAAATTTAGATACACCTGTCATGCCTAATTGAAATACCATCTCAATTATGACACATTTGGCTTTGTAGTTCATAGCTTGATTACCTAGTAATCTTTCAGCACCAACTACAGCATTAGTAAAATCTAATTCAAAATAATCGTTTAATAATTTTTGAGAGTATGTATGTCCTTCTACAAAAGGGTCATCTTCTTTAACCAAATGACCGTACCCAATTGTGGCAAAACCTAGACTATCTTTATAAATAGTATTTCTAAATCCTTCATGTTCTTTGATACGGTCTTTTAGTTCTTCGTACATTATGATGATTTTTTCTTAAATCCAGACTTCATGTTACTGTATGCTTTAGCAGTAATTGTACTTTTAGATTTTGGTCTAGATGTACCTGCTTTTTTTCTAGCATTGATGTTTGCGTATAAACTTTTTTTAGCCATTGTATCTCCTATTTTTTGTTTCTAAAGATTTGTGTACCTTTTATACCATATATTGAAGCAACGACAAGTATCCACAAATTTGTAAACCATGAAGGAAGCTGTGAGAACATATCAAAAAATAATTGAACCTTATCCATTGCTGTAGGATCATCCGATATCACGGCCCACGCAAGTACCAACACGGGCAAACTTAGAATTATAAGAACCGCCTCATCTTTCCAGTCTGATTGACGGGCCTCTAACAATTTGCCTTCGTATTGTTTTTCACCTTTTGCCATAGCTTCTGCATGACGCATTTGAGCATCAGACATAAGCATTTTAGTTTGTTGTTTATTTTTGTAAATGTGAGTACCAGCTTTGAGTGCTAATGATATTGCATTTAACCACATAAATTATCCCCAGAATTTAAAAAATTTTCCTGTTCCTAATATAATAGCAACTAATGAACCAATTGCAAATATAGCTTTAATGCCACCTTTACCCATATTTACTTGGGCTTTTAAATCTTCTATGTCTTTTGAGTTTTTTAATACTAATTCTTTTACTTCATCTAGTTTGAAAGCAATCATTTTGTGAGATGCAGATACAGGAGTTCTCTTTACTATTTTTTTTTTACGCATTTGTACCCTCTTTGCACCAAAATCTAACGTGTAATTTATTTTCATTAATCATATTAAAATCTGTTTTTCCTAAATATTCAACACTTGCTGAATAACCATATATAGCACATTCTGCATAATTATTAAATAATTTTTGGTATTGAATTGGCTGTGTACATTCACCATTTATGCCAGAACACATCTGTAATATAAGTAAAAATTTAATCATTAGCTAACCTATCCATATGATTATATATTCTACCTATCTGTTTATCTACAGACATTATTTCTTCAGTAAGCATACCTACATGAATTTGTAGTTCAACAATTGTAATTAATACATAAGTAGATAAACCCATTAAAATAGTTCCTAATAATGCTATCATTGCTGTATTAGTTTTTCTATTCATTTAGCTATTTTACCTTTATTGATACCTTTTTTAATAACATAATCCCTTGTTCCATTAGCACCTATATTAACTTCTTTTTTTAGGTACTTTGTTAAATTCATTTCTTTAAGTTTTTTCTCTGTATGCTTTTTAAACTGTTCTAATACTTTTGTATCTCTCATTTATTTTTTCTCTTTCTTCTTAATATTTTTACTCTTGATTGCCATAACCAAACAGAAAATCTAATTGAGTATGTTTCTAAAAATGAAAACAAAGTGTCCAGACCACCAAAAAATTTTAATAAAAACCTATCAATCATGTCGCTGGGCCTCCAAAAAAAGCCAATAAACACATAAGTATTATTAATATTGCTGTAAATCTGTAATCCATAACCTTCTATTTTATCAGAATAAGAGGTTAATTGGTATTATTTTTTCTTTTTGGAGTAATCCCTAGCCTTAATCATTTGAAGGTACTGTATGGCCTTCTCTATGTCTTGTAGGCCACCTTTTGAGCCGTGCCTACATATATATTTGATTGCCGCACCTTCTGCATATAGAAGTTTATTGGCATTAATAAATTTAGCAGGTTGGATAACCATTTTTTTGTAATGGTTACCCCCTACTTGTTTTTTATAAACACTCATTAGAATGATACATCCATGTAGTGAGAACAAAATTCATTGACACTACAATAATGCTGACATCTAACGTCTTCACCTTTACGTTCTACAATAGCACAACCTTTACCTTCTACCATTTTTTCACCAACGATAAATTGTTTAGCTTGTTCTTTTGTAGGAAATAAACGCCAAGCAGATTTTCTACCATCCTTCATAACAGCAAACTGATCTTCTTTACGCCATCTTTCTTTAGCTGTACACAAAGGTAGTTCCTTCATCTTCTCTGCGTCTTGGTGTAGTTTTATTCTAGCTTTAACATAATCTTCCTGTTGTTGATCTGACCACCTACGAATAGGTATCATTACAACTTGTTTTCTAGGATAATTGTCTGATTGCATTACTCTTAATTTAGACCAATCTCGTAGTATAGCCATGATAGATAATGATTTAACTTTCAATTCTTTTTTATATCTAGTTAAATCTTTTTGGTTTTTACGACATAGAAAATCAAGAACATTTAATTGTTGTTCCCATTCAACTTTACCATTTGTTAAAGCATCTAATGCTGACCAAGCTGAAGTAACTTTAAAATCTATAAGTTTACCGTCACCTGTAAGCAAATCAAAAGCACCAGATAATGTCCAACCGTTAGTGATGGTATCATCTTTATAGTACAATCTACGTTCAGCTATATCACTAGCAACTTTTGCTCGTTCTATAATGTGGTGAACTGATTGGCCCAATAAAGAAAATATACGATCAGACACATCTTCTTTAATCAAATCATTATTTCTCATTTGCAAGACCCTAATTCTAGGGGGTGCAATCAAACGGGTAGTAGAGATGTCTGACCCACTACTATCATAGGGGTCATTCTTTACAGCCCGTTCAATTACTTTTGGTAAGTTTGAGTTATTTGTGATAATCATTAAAATGGGATTGGGCTATCACCGACACTTGCACCATTACCTTCATCACCTTGATCTTGGTTCATGCCTTCCAACTCTTTTGATCTTAAAATAATGTTTCTAATACCTTCAGATAGATTATTAAAAACTTCTTTTTTACCATTTTGAAAATCCTCTAAACTAAACACTACTCCTTGAGTAATTTGTTCAGCAATTGGATCACCTTTTTTCATTGGCATTATAGATGATATTCTTGGTTTCCCATTCTTATCCATAACATTCAATAAACAAGGTACACCAAGTAATTTAGAAATATCAAATGATTGTTTTTCTGCCTCACTAAATGCTCTACCTCTCCATGAAGTTAAATCATTACCAAGATTAGATTTCTCATGTAATGATAACGTATAGAACTTACTGATTGTTAATGGTTGTCCTTCACTATTCAGTTCTTCTGGTGTTTCAAAGATAATTAGAACTTGACGTTTCCAACTAACCTCACCGTTAAAATCTGATTTTTGTGTACCTAGATCAATAATCTTTACACATCTGGCTTTGTGAACGCCAACTGATACACTTGGATAACGTGGTGCATCTCCACTACCTGCTATTATACTTGTCATTTTGTTGTCCTTTTTTGTATATTTATTATTTAATTGATAGCGTTATTTCATACGAATTAACTAAAGTCAAAGATTAATTGACATATGTTAATAAAAATGTATAACTTTTTGCATGGCTACAATATTACCAGAACTAATAAATGAACTTGAAGCAAAAGCTAAACGATTAGAAAAAGATGTTGTGAATATAGATAAGTCATCTGTAATTCCTCAACACACTAACAAAGCTGAAGCTATATTATCAACCACAAAAGAACTAATAGAAACTGAAGAAACAATGAAGTATCTATTAAGATTAAAGAGTATGTATTATGACCAATCTTAAAATAGCAATGGAACGAAAAAAAGAAATCGTTAATCAATACGGTGGTAAAAATTTAGCTAGAATGTTAGGTATTTCACATCCAGCAGTATCTAAATGGAAAGTAATACCACCATTTAGAGCATATCAAATTGCAAAACTTGGTGATTTTGATATAGAATACATTAGACCAGATTTACAAATTGCGCCTTTAAGGTAGGCGTAGCCCATCCACAATTTAGGGTAAAAATATACCTTCTGTATGGGGCGGTTTTTTCTTTCTCTCTCTAAGTTTAGTTTTCCGCCTCATACCCCCTTATTTTTTAACAATTTTGTATAGCACCGCTATAGCACCGCTATAGGTCTGCTAAAAAGTGCTATTGTTTTGCTAATGGCAAAAAATAGCCCTTCACCTTCACCTTCATCTTCACCTTCACCTCCAACTGCACACAAGATACCCCTATTGACACCTATTTCTTTTTGGTTTAAAACAAAATTAACTAAACTCAAGGACAAAATTAATATGAGAAAATCAATAACAGACGAACAAGCACCTGCGTTTCAATTTTATGCAAGTGATTGGATAAGTGACCCAAATAGATTAAAACTATCTTTAGAAGAACAAGGTGCATATATTTTATTATTTTGCCATGCATGGAGAGGTTTTCATATACCTTTTGATAATGAAACAATTGCCAAAATGTGTGGGTGTAGATTACAAAAAATTGAAAAAATTTTACCTAAAATTAAACATCTATTTGAAGAAGTAAAAGGCAAAGATAATAAAAAATATTTAATATGTATCCAAGCTGAAGCTGAACGTAAGGAACAAATTAAAAATAGAAAAAAAAAAGTAGTAGCAGGTAAGTTAGGTGCTAAAATTAGATGGGGTGAAGAAAGTTTGGAGGAGAGCAAATGACAAAAATAATATTTTTTATTTTAACTTGCGCTACCTGTAATCTAACTCAAATTTCTTTGTACAAAAGTCCAATGGAAGATTGTTTTGATTATGGCAATCATATTTTAGATCAATTAGAATACAAAGAAGGAACTGATGACATAAGAGCAGGTCATTACACTATACAAGGTTATTTAGTAATAGGTTATCGCTGTGAGTAGTTTTAATGAAAATTCTCATTACAGTATGTTTCTTGATTATTTTGGTAAACATCATTCATTCCAAACATTTGATGATAAGGGCCTAAACAAGAGATTAATAAAACAATTGCATGGAAGTATAAAAGTACATTTTCACGAATTGGCTGATCTTAATAGTAAAGGTGCAGGTATATATTTTACAGTTAATGAAACTAATGGTCTTGGTCGTACAACTAAAAATATAGAAAAAATTAGGGCTGTGTTTATAGATTTAGATGGTACACCATTACCAGATAGTTTTAATATTCCACCTAATCTAATTGTAAATACTTCGCCAAAAAAATACCATTGTTATTGGTTAGTCAAAGATATGCCGTTAGAAAGTTTTACTTTGTATCAACAAGCATTGGCATCTAAATTTAATTCTGACCCTGTTGTAAAAGATTTACCTAGAATTATGAGAGTTGCAGGTTTTTATCATCATAAAAAAAATCCTTATCCTGTAAAAATAATTCAATGTACAACTGATATGCCTTACACCATGAAGGAAATCAAAGAAGGTTTAGAATTAAAAAGGCCAGAGCAAAAAACTATTAAGATGGATTATAAACCATCAACATACAAAGGCAAATACACAGGCACACTTCGTTACGGTATCAATGCAGGTGAACGTCATGCACAATTAGTTAAAATATTAATAGCTATAAAAAAACGTGGTGAAAGTTATGATTACGCAAAAGGTGAAGCTATTGAATTTGCAAAATCATGTGTACCACCAGAAAATCTAAACGAAGTTATGTTTCAATTAAACGATATATGGAGAAGATATTAATGAACCTATTGAGAGATTATCAAAAAAAAGCAATTGAAGATATTAGACAACATTTTAGAGAAGGTAAAAAAAGAATATTATTAGTTGCCCCTACAGGTAGCGGTAAGACTGTTATTGCTTGTTCAATGATGGAAGGCTTAGTTAAAAATAATAGATTTGGAATGTTTGTGGCGCACAGACGTGAACTTGTTATGCAATGTAGTAGAAAACTTGCTGACTTTGATATTAAACATGGAGTTATAATGGCAGGTAAGTCTGGTAGTATTTATTCTGATGTTCAAGTTGCAAGTGTTCAAACATTTTCAGCTAGAAAAGACAATGATGATTTTGTTAAACCACAAGCTGATGTAATTATATTGGATGAGGCCCACAGAAGTACATCTAAATCATTCCAAGATTTAATAAACACTTACCCAGACGCATGGGTAATTGGTCTTACTGCAACACCATGCAGAAATGATGGGCGTGGTCTTGGTAATATTTATCAGGAATTAGTCAATTGTGGTACAATCAAAGAATTAACTGCAAAAGGTTATTTAGTACCTAACAGAATAGTTGCCCCATCAATACCAGATTTACAAAACATTCGTATTATGGCAGGTGATTATGAAAAAAAAGCATTAGACACTAGAATGAATACACCTAAATTAGTTGGTGATATTGTAAGTCATTGGATAAAGTATGGTGAGAACAGACCTACTGTTGTGTTTGGTACATCTATTAAACATTCTAAATACATTGCAAATATATTTAAACAAAATGGAATTCCTGCGGGTCACATAGATGGTGAGATGCCAGAAATAGAACGTGAAAAAGTATTACAAGATTTACAAGATGATAAAATAAAAGTTTTATCTAATTGTATGGTACTGACAGAGGGTTGGGATCAACCTAAAATCTCATGTGTAATTATAGCAAGGCCCACTAAATCTTATTCTATGTATTTACAGATGGTTGGTAGAGCATTACGACCTGCTGAAAATAAAAAAGATACATTGATCATAGATCATTCTGGATGTGTATATGAGCATGGGTTTCCAGAAGATGTACCTAATTGGGAATTGACCGTATCTAAAATAAAACAAAAAGAAAAAAAAGTTGTAGAACCAATTGAGAAACAACCATTTACGTGTGTCCAATGTGATACAGTTTATAAACCTTCTAAAGAACAACCAGAGTGTCCTAATTGTTCATTTGTACCTACCAAAAAAGAACAAGCTATACTTATACAACAAGGTAGATTAGTAGAACTTCCTAAAATGAAAATTAAGACAGATGACAAACAAAAGTTTTATGCTGAATTGTTGTATTATGCTAAACAAAAAGGTTTCAAAGAAGGTTGGGCTAGTCATACTTTTAAAAGAAAGTTTGGTCATTTTCCACATAGTAAAAAAGTATTTCCAATTGCTACATCAAAAGAAACAATGGGTTTTATTATTCATTGTAATATAGCAAGAGCAAAATCATACAACATGAAGGAGTTATCAATATGAGTGAAGAAATAACAGAACAGCATATGCATAAATTACGAGAAATCGGTACGAACCATGCAAAAGCTAAGAAAAACCTAGAAAGATTACAACATGGCCGTAAAATATTATTGGCTGTGATTATGAAAGAAAAAATGATAAATTCCAATACAGGTAAATTGGATAGCGTTAATGCTCAAGAACGTGAAGCAAGATCAGATGATAGATATAAACAACACATTGATGAATTAGCTGATGCTGTTGGTGAAGAAGCTAAATGGAATTGGGAAAAGAAAATGATTGAAATTAATTTTGAAACATGGAAAACCAAAATGATTAATCAAATGAAAGAAGCAAAACATTATGGCCTCAAAAAAGATTAAACGAAAAGACCCATATTACTACAAACTAGATAAATATGAATGTTGGTGGGAGGATCATGCGTCTTCATGTGAATGGAAAGACATCAAAGAGGCCAGTAAAGATACTTGTGAAGTATGTTTTACTGAAGGGTATTTAATTAAAAAAACAAAATACAATCATATTTTTACTATGTCATTCTCACACAATGAAGTTGGTGATGAAATGATTATTGCCAATAAAAATATACTTAAAATCAAAAAGATAGGTAGTAGAACTTTTTACAAAAAAGATTTTAATTACAATGAGTACAAAAACTAAACAAGAAAAAGACCACATGAATAAAGTTGCTGGTCTAGGTTGTTTGATCTGCAATAAAATGGGTTTTCCAGACAGCCCTGCTGAACTACATCACATAAAAAACCTTACAGGTATCGGGCGCAAAGCTAGTAATTTTGAAGTTATACCATTATGTCCAAGACATCACAGACAAGGTAAAGACGCTTATCATTATAGTCCTAAATCTTTTACAAAAAAATGGGGAACTCAAAAAGAATTGTTGCAACAAACATTAACAATGGTAAAGTCTGTATATGAGTAAAATTAAAAAAGGAGAGGAAATGATTAATAAACTATATGAAGTTTTAAACGAATATGATGCATCTAAAATTGATACCATGATGAATATTGATGGCATTGATTGGATAAGTAAATTTGATAATGAAATGCAAAGACATGGTTTTAGTGTTGTAAAAGATGGTAAAATGTCTGTACGTATGACAGCTAAAGAAACTAAACTATTTATGGCTGTTAAATTTATGGGTATGCAACAAATCAAATTTTTACTTGATGCGTTGCAAAATGTTTTAAAATCTTATAGTAATGAAGTTATCGTTAAAGACAAAGAAATTGAAACTTTAAAAAACATAATTGATGCTAAAGATAAAATAAATGGCGAAACAAAACTTCAAGGAATTTCATCCAAGACCTAAACCTAAAAAGAGAATACGTGTACATAAAAAAACGAAGTCCAAGTCTGAAAAGCGATCTTATAAAAAATACAACAGACAAGGCCGTAGGCCGTAATTTATTATTAGGTTATATGGTAAAACTTGATAGAGCAAAAAAAGAAAAAGCAAAATCAATCAAGATTAAGCATCAATGGAAATTAAAATATTTAAAATTATTGGATAAGTATAAAAAATTAAAGGTGTCGTACAAAGAAATGTACGAACACCCTTAATTGTCATGTTAATTAAATTAAAACGCCTAGTATAAATCCGCATACAAAACATAACCATTCACGTCTGTAATACAGTTCAAGGGCCTTCCAATCTTTTGGTGTTTTTCCTAAAAATTGCATTATTGTTCCTCCTTTATTATTTTTTTAAGTATATCCTTCCATGCCTTATTAGGCTTGTTAGTAGTCTTTGACCATCTTTTTAAATTCCAAATAGCCATTTTCATTAGATTAGCTGAAAATTGTAAATCAGCAACCATACTTTGTTCTGGTGTTCTAGGTTTATCCATAAATTTAGTATGAACTTTACCTACAAACTCATCTATTTTATTCATCTCCTGCATTTTTATCCCTTTCATTTAAAATATTAGTTAAATTTGTAACTAACAATCTTAGATTTAATGTATCAAGCAACTTTGCATTTTTAATAGCAAGATCAAATTTATCTGCTTGATATTTCATGTTGTGGTTTTTTGAGTGTATTTCAAAATGTTCCTCTTTTTGTTCAGCCATTATTTATCTCCCTTCATTGCATTGTTAAAAATTAAATAACCCCCACCGCTTATGATGAGGCCGAAAACGACCTCAACATAAACAGCTAAAGTTATACCAACAAGAAACATTATTGCCCCCGTTGTAATTGTTAATCTATGAACTGTTTTATTTGACATTATGCCCACAACCTCCTTAAAATATTGTCTTTAACTTGTTCCATGTTTAAGACGTTATCAATAGCGGTTATAAAGCCATTAGCTTTTCTGCCTTTTAACTTATTTTTAAGTTTAAACCTTACCCATGTGGTTTTAGTCTTATCCTCATTATCTTCATCAAACATCTGAAAGTATTTAACTTGATCAAAAGGCAATTCATTGTTTTCACAATAATCATTTGATTTAAACTTTACAGCTAGAGGCTTATCGCTTTCAACCTCTGTGGGCTGTGGGTTTTTCTTCCACGCCCAACCGTCACGACTACACTCAAAGTCTTTTTTGATCATCTGACAGAAAGTTAATAAATGCCAAACAGCAAGATCATAAGGCAACTCCTTAGTTTTACAATAATGCAATGACAAATCTTGATTTTTATAAACAGCCTTTGTTCTAGCAAGACGTTTAAGATCAAAACTTTCACAGCCTTCATTATTACCATTAATAATAATTTCATCTTTGTAGATACCTACATTAAAATTATTACCAACGCTTTTTAGGTATTCTGCCTCATTCTTAACAGCACACCATTCATCTACGGTAAAATCCGAAGGTTGTTTCCAATAGTTAGTATATCCCATGTTATTTCTCCTTTTTAGTTATGAGTTGGTTTAAAACTTGAAAATAATATTACAAATCCGCTAACAAAAATTAATACACCCAACATCATGTGAGTTGAGTGTAATACGGTTGATATGCCTATCATTGATAATCCCATACCAATAAAAAACAATAATAATTTTAATGCTAGTTCCATATTATTTCTCCTTTTTAGTTTGATTAATAAACTCTATTTTTTTAATACCTACTCCATTTTTATATGGAATAACTTTATATGGGATAGGGCTTTTCAGCCCTACCTCAATCGCTTGTTTAATATATTCTGACCAACCCATTACCATTCCCTCCTATTCTCTTGCTTGATATGAATAACATCACCTACAATCACACCATTAAACAATTTATTATAAAGTTTGGTAGCTAGTTCGTTGATAGGTTTTCTTTTTAACTTAGCATCCTCATCAACTAACAAACAACCTTCACCAATTTCATAAAGATCAATTAACTCAACATAACCGCCGACAGCTTTCTGGGCCTCCTCAAGCGTTGGCTCAACATCATAAACGGTCATAGTAGGTTTATCGCTTTTAATCACAGTTACAGTTTCCCGCTTTAACTCATCAGATAAAACTTTAATAATGTGATCTGCACTAGGCATAGATTTAGTCATTATACAACCCTCCCATTAAATACAGTTCTACGAACTTGGTTACCTTTTTTATTAACGTACAAAACTTGACACGCCTCATTAGGATAATCAGCTTTTAAACGCTTACAAACTTTCTTAAAACTCATAGCTTTAAGAACAGTATTGTTATTAGTTCCCGTTATTATGTACTCATATCTCATGTTATTTCTCTCCTTTTTTTAATTAACATAAGTTAAGTATTTAGCATAAATAATTAAATACTGTCAAGCTATTGCATAAAAAAAAACTTTAGTTTATAATGTTGCAAATATGTCACAAAACCTTACAGACAAACAAAAATTGTTTATTGAATACTTTAGTCAAACAGGCAACGCAACACAGTCTTGCATCAAGGCGGGTTACTCCGAGAAGACTGCCGAGCAACAGGGCTATGAACTTAAAAACAAGTTAGCTACTCAAATAGATACAGCTACTAAAAAGCTACTTGGATCAGCCGTGCCAATTGCGGTGGATAAGTTACGTAAGCTAATAGAAAACGACAAAACTACGCCTTCAGTACAGCTTGGCGCTATTAACTCATTACTAGACAGAACAGGCTACCAAACTACGACAAAGATAGAAGATGTAACAGGTAAGAAGACAGACGAAGAACTAAGACAGGAACTAGACCATCTGCTAGGTACAATGAAGATTGTTAAACTTAGCGATAATGATGATGGGTCTGGCTCTTTAAATTAGGCCATTACTCCTCCATATCTCCACACACATAAGCATAGTACCTATAGTACGGTATAACCCTCATCACTTCAATTACCTGCGTATTATGGCTAGAAGAAGGATGTCCACACACACACACGCACTCTCTCAGCTTTGGCTCATGTGATGCGGTCTAGCTATTAATCACCCCTCCTTTGTTCTCTTTACCCTACATACACACACAGACACGGGATAAACATGGTGAGTAACGCCCGTGATTTGACCCCCCACCCCCCAAAACGCTATTTGTGTCATTAATCAATGGATACCTCCGCAAACTCATGGGGTATATTTAGTATTAACTTAAGTTAATAGGTTGCATATATAAAAAATTTAAACTATTAGTGCTTATGGTTAAACCTATTAAGGATTTACAAACAATATTGCATTTTAAAAAAGGTAATTATGTGTATAGGTATGTTCTTGTTGATAGGTTTAAAAATACTGCTAAAGTACATCATGGTTTTGATAGTAAACTAGAACGAACTGAAGCAGAATTGTTTGCATTAACAACGTCTAGAAAATTACGTAGAAAATATATATTAAAAAATGAGTGATGAAGCGTTAGCAAGAGCAGTAGAAATTGCTAAAGAATTAGAAAATAGAAAAGCTACTAATCGTATGAATGATTATGCACCATACGAATACCAAATAAAATTTCATAATACAATTGCTCAACAGCGATTGCTTATGGCTGGTAATAGGATCGGTAAGTCCTTTTGTGGGGCTATGGAAATGGCATACCATGTGACGGGTTACTACCCAACGTGGTGGGAAGGTAAACGGTTTAACAGACCAATACGTGCTTGGGCTGGGGGAGTTTCTAACGAAACCACTAGGGATGTTTGCCAAAAAGAACTTATCGGCCAACCAGACGATCCTGCCGCTAAAGGTACTGGTTCTATACCTAAAAAATACATAGTAGATACTATTAGAAAAGCAGGTGTACCTAATGCTTTAAACTCTGTAATTGTTAAACATAAATCTGGCGGTAATTCTAGAATTGGTTTTAAATCTTATGATATGGGTAAAGAAAAATGGATGGGTGAAAGTGTAGATGTGATCTGGCTTGATGAAGAACCACCAACTCCAATTTATACTCAATCACTAACCCGTACAGCCGATAAAGGTGGTATTGTTTATATGACATTTACACCAGAAAGCGGTATGACAGAAACAGTTGCACAATTTTTAAATAATTTACGTAAAGGCCAAGCATTAATAACAGCAGGTTGGGATGATGCGCCTCACATGACACCAGAAGTACGAGAACAAATTTTATCTGCATTACCACCGCATGAAAGAAAAATGCGTGAACGTGGAATACCACAATTAGGTTCTGGATTAGTATTTCCTATAGCAGAAGAAGATGTAATATGTGATGAAATACAAATACCAGATCATTGGCCCAAAATTTGTGGGCTGGATTTTGGTTGGGATCACCCAACAGCCGCAGTATGGGTTGCGTGGGATAGAGATACAGATATAGCTTATGTTTATGATAGTTATGCTATGAGGCAAGAAGCAGTACCTATTCATGCATCAGCAATTAAAATGCGAGGCAGATATATTCCTGTAGTATGGCCTATGGATGGAAGACAAGCTGATAAAGGGTCTGGTAAAAGTTTAACACAACAATATCGTGAAGAAGGTGTTAATATGACTAGAGAACATTTTAGTAATCCACCTGCTAATGGACAAAAAGAAAATTCTGGAGGTAACTCTGTAGAAGCTGGTGTTCAAGAGATATATACTAGGTTTAAAACACAAAGGTTGAAAATATTTAAAAATCAAGGTAAACTGCTAGAAGAATTACGAATGTATCATAGAAAAGATGGTAAGATTGTACCAGCTAATGATGATGTAATATCTGCAATGAGATATGCAGTTATGTCGTTAAGAAAAGCTAGAACAAAAACTTATGATCGTTTACAGATACAATCTGATTATGAGTTTAACATATTTAATTAAAAAATAACATGGTAGGAAAATCATATTCATCAAGTTCACCATTTTCATCTGGATATTCTGGTGCAAAAACTACATCATCAAAAAAATCTTCTTCATCTAAAACTACAAGCACACCTAATCCACATACAAGTAGCGGATCATCTAAAACAAGTGTAGCAAGTTCTAGTCAAATAAAAGCAAGTGCAGAAAAAGTATCATTAGCAACTGGTAAATCTAAATTAGATAATTACCAAGTACCAAAAGCTGATACACCTTTTTTTTTATTAAATTTAGGTTTAAATATGGCGCAAGGTTTAAGACAAAAATCATTTGAAATAAATAGATCATATTTTCAAAAAAATGTTGCGGGTAAATTAGGTTATCAAGATACTTTTGCAGATTACCAAAGATATATAACTGGTAGAGGTCAAGGAACATTAGATGCAATGGGAAGAACAATTGCAAAAGGAGATGGCGGTGGAAATCAAATGCAAACTCAAACTCCTCCAACTCAACCACCACAAACAACAGTTCCAGAAACAGAAGAAGAAACTAAAAAGAAAAAAAGATCAGCATTAGGTATAGGTTACGGTGGTAGTCAAAGAACTATTTTAACATCTGTAATAGGTGATGAAACAGAAGCAAATGTTTCAAAAACTATTTTAGGTGGTGGTATAAAAGCATAGTGATTGTAGCAGTTATAGAAGAAGAATGGCGTAAAAAAATATTTGATTACGTTGCACCAAAAGCACACATTAATACAGATTTAGATAATAAATATTCATTTATAGGTTTTGTTGAAAGAGATGTGTCTGGCAAAGATAATGTTATGGGTGGTGTATTATTTTCTGATTATGATGGTCATAACATTTTTATTCATGTAGCATTAGATACTCCTAAAGTTTGTCAAAGAAGATTTTTAAAAATGGTATTTTTATACTGTTTTATTCAATTAAAATGTAGTAGAATAACGGCTTTGTGTCGTAACGAATACAAAAGAAATGAACGCTTGTTAAAAGGCGTTGGATTTGTTAAAGAAGGTGTATGCAGACAAACCATGAAAATTGGTAATAAATTTGTAGATGCCGCAATTTACGGTATGTTAAAACAAGAATGTAAATGGATATAATATTATGGGAATGAAATCAGCACCACAAATGCCACCACCAATAGAACCAGAAGTAATTGATAAAACTGCTGAAGCAGAAGCAAAAGTAGCGGCAGAAAAAGAAAAAATGTTAGGCATGAAAAAAAAAGGTCAATATGGAACTATTTTAACTTCTGGTACAGGCGTTGAAGAAGAAGCTAATACAAGTAAAACAGTTTTAGGTGGCGGAACAAAATAACATGGCTTCATACGAGTATATAAAAAAACGTCTTGGCTCTATGGAAGAAAGTAGAGGCACATGGGAAACTCATTGGCAAGAAATTTTAGATTATGTCATGCCAAGAAAAGCAGACGTTATTACTTTAAGAACTAAAGGTGAAAAAAGAACCGAAGTATTGTATGATAGTACAGCAATAACTGCAAACAATTTATTAGCCGCTTCATTACAAGGAACACTTACATCTCCATCATTAGCATGGTTTTCAATTAAATTAAGAGATGAACAATTAAATCAAAACAGAGAAGTTGCTTTGTGGTTAGAAGATACTGCAAAAAGAATGTATGATACTTTTAACGAAACAAATTTTAATACTGAAGTACATGAATTATATCTTGATCTTTGCTCAATAGGTACTGGTGCAATTTTTGTTGAAGAAGGTAAAAGAGGTTTTGATACAGATGGTATTCATTTTAATTGTTTACACATTGCAGAATATTACATTCAAGAAAATATAAATGGTAAAGTTGATACACTTTACAGAAAATATAAATTAACAGCTAGACAAGCTGTTCAAGAATTTGGTGAAGAAAATTTAGGCGAAAAAGTTTTAAAAGCCGCTAGAGAAAAACCAGAAAAAAATTTTACATTTATTCATGCAGTAGAACCAACAGCAGATTACGAAAGAGCAATTGGTAAAACTGCAACTAAACTACCATTCCATTCTTGTCATGTTTGTGAAGAAGATAAAATGGTTGTTAGAACAGGTGGATATAATGAGTTTCCATATTTAGTACCTAGATGGTCTAAAGCAACTGGTGAAATTTTTGGAAGATCACCAAGTTATAATGCATTACCAGATATTAAAACTTTAAACAAAGCAGTTGAAATTGGATTAAAAGCATGGGCTAAAGCAATTGATCCACCATTACTTGTTCAAGATGATGGAGTAATTGGTAGAGTTAGAATGACACCTGCTGGAATAACTGTAGTTAGAAATGACGGTGCTGTTAAACCATTACAAATTGGTTCTAACTGGCAAATAACTGACATGAAAGAAAATCAATTAAGAACTGCAATTAGACAAGCATACTATTCAGATCAATTACAATTACAAGAAGGCCCACAAATGACAGCAACAGAAGTACAAGTTAGATACGAATTGATGCAAAGATTATTAGGGCCAACACTAGGTCGTTTCCAATCAGAATTTTTAAATCCATTAATTGAAAGAGTATTTGGAATTATGTTTAGAGCAGGTGTTTTAATGACTGCGCCAGATATAATTAGAGATACTACAATTGATGTAGAATATGTTGGGCCATTAGCTAGATCACAAAGAATGGAAGAAGCAGTTGCAATTGAAAGATTATACCAATTAGCTATGAATATTGCGCAAGTTGATCCTGCTATTATGGATAACATAGATCACGATAACGCAATTAGAATGAGAGCAAAATTATTAGGTGTACCAAAAACTGTTATGAGAGGTACAGATCAAGTTGAAGAAATGAGAGCCGCACAAGCAGAAGCACAACAACAAGCGGCAATGGCACAACAAGCACAAGCACAAGCACAAGCTATGAATACACAAGCTGACGCAACTAAAAAATTAGCT